TCACTTAAATCTGTATATGTATCAGCACCATTTAATGCATATGAAGCGGTAACATCATAATCTCCTGTTGATTCAAAGAAAGCGTAAAGATATTTTAGTCTTTTCTTAAAGAAATACTTTTTAATTGGTATTTCAGCAGATTCAATCGTCCAATCTATTGCCTGACCATTATCTGAAGTACCTGAATCCCAAGTAAATACCGATGAATTAGCAGTTTGGTCTCCAAAGTAAAGCTCAGGTGTGTAAGATTCTGTTGACAAGAAATAACAACCAGGGTTAAAACCAGTGTGTTTAGAAAATGTTTTATCTTCAAGATCATAAATTAGCGTAGTATCGTTAATTGTAGATGAACCAGTTGGAAACGATAATATTGCCTGATTATCGAGATAAGCACCAACAGAGTTTTGAATATATTGTTGATTTATTGTTCCAAGTGAAGTTTCCATCCTACTTGAATCTATACGATTAAAGTTTACAAAGTTAGTCTCTACCCAACCCTCTCTATCAAGAAACAAAACACTATTTGGTGCAGAAATAATTGAATAATGATTAACTGCACTAAAATTTGTATTTAAAGTTTTGGTGTAAAATTCCGAACTTACAGAACCAAATAACCCAACGACTGACTTTCTTGTTCCTTTAGTATCGTATTTGAATACTCCAAGCACATCATTATAACTAGCAAGACCAGTAATTATTTGACCATCATTAGTATGAATATCTATAAAATTAGCTGATGGCCAAGTTGTTGCATCGTCAATATCAGAAAAGTATAAATAGGTTGGATTTGTTGAATTACCAGCAATAAAGACATAATTTTTGTGGGTAATACAATATTTTCCAGTATTAGGTGAACCAGCCAGGGCAACTACTGAATATGCCTCGTATGATTCTCCAGCACCACCCTCACCTGCATAATTAACTGTTAGCTCTATATGAGTATCATCTGTAACTGTATCTACCGTATACCAAGTACCATCTGCAAGTTTTATTCTTGCACCAGCAATAAGTTGGTCACTTGCAGAAGCAGTATTCCAAGTTGTTCCAGAACCAGTTACTGTCGCATCTCCATTAACCGTAGTTACTGTTCCTGTGGTGATTTTCCCATTAAACCTCATTACAGGATCTGTTCCATTTGTAATAATTAAGAAATTCTGAAAAGGTGTTGCTGTTGCACGAAGTCCAGTAGTTAAATTAGCTTTAATAGTCATCCAAGAATCATCTGACATCTTAAGATACATATTTGTTGAACCAATTGCTATTCGATAATGCTCACCATCATTACGAGTCCAAGAAAATCCAGATATTATTGAAACACCACCAAAGGTAATTTCAACAGTACTAATTGTTGGAGAAATATGCAATTTATTGGTTGTTAAAACAGACTTAAATTTAATGTATTGATCTGACATATCACCAATTGCACCAAAAGATGAATATGTTTCATCATCAGCGGAATCAGCATAAGTTGTAGTAATAGTTCCTCCATTAGCAGTAGAAGTTACAGTAGCAGAATATGTCTGTGAACCAGCGGTTGAATCATACCCTATTGATTGAATTGTTCCTGATAACTGAGAAACTCTACCAGCTAGTTTGTATGGTGATGATGTTTGAGTTCTCCAAATAATTGGAAACTTAGCATAAGTCGATATTGTTTCTGGAGCTGAAGGATAAATATTATTTCCATTATCCGAAGTTAAATCATTTGCTACTAAATCCCAACTAGAACCATCATAGAGTTTGTATGTTAGTTCATACCTGTATGCCGCTTCATATTTTGACCAAATAGCCCATAGATTAGTACCATCTGTTGAAAGTGTAGGATATTGGTCATTAGATGCCAATGATATATCAGTAGTATCTGATATTGCAGTACCATTGAATTTTGATACTTTAATACCTGAATTAGTTTTATACAATACCCATATATTATTTGTTGAAAGAACAGACACAGAAAACGATGCTGATGAACCCTGACCCAAACTCAGATTAGTTACACTTGTCCAATCTTCCCCATCGTAAGTAACAAAGTACAGTTTTCCTGTAGTATTTCCATAACTATAAACTAATAGTGGTAAATCATTATTTAGCACTAGACATGGCCATATTGGTTCAGGTGAGGCAGTATTATAGTTAATCTGATGACTTAATGACCATGTATCACCAGCATCATCTGATGTCATTACATAGAGATTGGTTGGTTCAGATGTTTCGGAAAAACTACCAAAAAACGCACAATAAATATTATCTGAAGAATCTACTATTACTGATGAATGATATGAATTTCCTGAATTTCCTGCTGTAAATACTGCATTTTCATCACCAACTGTCCAGTTTCCAGAGTCATATGTTAGTTTCTTATATACTACATCTATAGATACGTTTGTATATGTTATATGTATATTATCGCTAGAATCAATACAAATAGACCAATCTGAATAATAATTGTATGATCTTGAATAGATCGTGGTTTCACCAGCTTCTCCAGCTAGATTTACCCAAGTAGTTCCATTATCAGTTGATTTTCTTGCTTTAATACCACCACCATCATTGTAAGTAATTACGATAGTGCCATTAGACGATATAACTACGTGTCTATCTTTCTGATTGCCAGTTGGATATAGATTGGTCGAGGTATCAATCTGTGCTGTTGAATTAATAAATAAATTAGCAGTTCCATCAGTAGTCCATTGTCCAGTAGTAGCACTCGCATCTCTCTTGGTTGTAGCTGTAAACGCTTCAGTATGCTTAGAAGTTAGTGTATTACCATCAATAGTAACACCATTTCTTTTAGTCAAAGTTCCATTTTTAGAGTAAGAATTTAGACAATTAGTAAGAACATTCTCTTTTAAGAGATTCGGGTGTAAAGTATCGTTCATTCCCTTAAAATCACTAACCTCAACCTCAAGATACTTACGTTTTGGCATCGGTGGAACTATTTTCATTTGTTCTTAAAGTGTTGTGGTGGCAATTGAATTGTCGGTCCAACACTTGAATTACCATAACTCCCAAGAGTTGTTATTTTATCTTCTGGTCCAGAGATATAATCCTTACGCATATTCTCTAACATGTTCTCATATTGTGCTCGATAAACTGTGCCAGATTCATCTTGGTCATAATCATAGTATTGAAAACAACCACCAAAGTATAGTAGTTGGTGGTATTTTGATGGTATTACTGACTCATCTGAATCGCCAGATAAATCTGCTATCTGTTTTCGATACCAATAATAGATTACGTATGAATCATCTGGAACATTATATAACTGAACCTGTTTATATCCACTAGAATCTCTTCCAACTTCAGTATAGTAATTTGGTATTCCTGAGGAGAATGGAGAAGGGTCCATATAATCCATTTCTTGACGTGAAATTGAAACTATCTTTTCATTTGAAGTTGGACAAGACATTGAAACTATCTTTTCAACATCTGAATCCAGAGAATATATATCCTGATAAATTGAGTACTCTTTAGCAGTAGAAATTGTATCTTCAAGATACGCCTGATTTAAAGTTAGTGAAGTAGCGGATTCGACTGAAGCAATGGTATAATATTCACTATCAGCATCAAATTTCAACTTTCTCCCAACCATTGATGATGTCCAAGCTGTATCAGTTCCTGTTATGGTTGTAGAACCGTTTGTAGCAACAGCAGTTCCTGTCGTATATGGAGCAGTACACTGAAAATAGGATTGCTTCATTAAGAAATCCCAATTTTCTCTAGAACATACATCCTGCTGAGACCAATTAATATATCTCTTAATTCGAGTTATATTTGTAGTAGAAGTATCTCCTATTTGGTCTGCTACAGAATTGTAAATATCAGAGAATTGCATATATCTCCTTAATCCTTAAATATTTGTTCCAATAGATTGTGGATTGAAAATTTGCATAATTCATTATCTTTTCCACTCTGGCTTACCCATATAATCCATAACTTTATTGACTTTCATTCTTTTAGCTGGTGTTGTATTTATATTACCAGAATTATATCTTGAGTAAGCATCTCTATACAGCCACTCTGGTTTAACTACTCCTGTATCAACATCTTTTTGAGCAATGTCCAACATCTGTCTAAGGTACTTAAGGCCAAGTTCAGTATTAAATTCAGGTTCAAGTAATTCTTCATCTGTGTATTTATCATATGCTGGATTTCCTATTCCAATCCTGCCCCTAGATGGAGTTGGTTGAAAAAGCCCATATCCACCATCAGGAGAAATAACATTAGGACGAAAACTAGATTCTTGACGAGCTACTGCACCAGCAAAATCTGGGTTTACATTATGTTCTAACGATTTACGTAAAATAAGTCTTAAAATATCATCACTTGCACCTTGAAATGATGGTTTGTTTGAATATTGGCTTGGGCGAAGAAATCTAGTCATTTTCTCAGCTTGGTCATCATAAGTCACCAAATCTTCTGGTAATTCTGATGATGCTTTCGGTGCTTCTGCTGATACAGGTCTATTTCTCCCTATAAGAGTACTTACTAAATCATTAAATAACTGATTAATTTTCATTTTAATATACTGGAGGGTACCCAGTTACATCTGATCCTGGAAAAATTGTTTTTAGTGTTCCACTATCACCAGAATCTCCTGTATTGTGAGCTTCTGTATATGGGTCAGTATCTGAATCATATCCTTGATAATCTACTAAAGCACGATAAAATGGCTTCCCATCATCAACTATATATTGGAAGTGTTGTCCTTTTCTTGTGACATATTTGTCAGTCAATTATACCTGCTTTCTTTAAGATAACATCTAATCGCTGTTTATATTGATGTTCTTTTAATGTTCTTCTCATACCAGCTTCAGCAATTTTTTCTCTTTCTTCATCGTGTTTAAGATAATATTTTATTTTTTCTATTGCTTCTTTTGTATTTTTATAAGTTACTATCTCTTCATTGTATTTGAATAAGTTACTCAATCCATAGACATCTTCTGTTAAAACTAAACTTCCAGTAGCTGTTCCTTCAAATACTCTCATATTTACATCACCTTTTGTTGGTGGATTTAAGACAATCTTACTCTTTTTATAAATATCTGCACAATCATCAGTAATACTTGGGTCTATCTTAACATATCTTGATAAGCGTGAACCGAACCAGAAATTAGGAAACTTTTTAAATACCTCATCAAGAAAATCTATTCTTTCCTGACTAACTAAATGACCTACAAAACAAACATCATATTTTTTAAGTGCTTTTGGTACTGATGGATATGCTCTTGGCTCTACACCATGAGGAAGCCACACAGCATCCTTAACACCATCAGAAATCATTTTTTCACAACCCTCTTTTTGAGCTACGAATACATAATCGGCAGTTATTGCCATTTTTAATCTGTAATCATAACCCAAATGAGTATCAGAAGCGAAATACGCCAGTTTGCCATTTGGGACTTTAATTTTGTATGGTAAAACATTAGTTAAACCATCTTCACCCCAATCAATCCATAAATGTAAGTCAAATTTTCCAAATGGTCCATAATCACCATTAGGTATGAGATGTACCACATCTATATCAGGATATAATTCCTTATCTCGGAGTAAATTCCAAGCATACAGGGGGAATCCATCGTTACGCCCCAACCTATTCTCATAGTAGATTGCTACACGTTTTTTCATTTTTTCTCCAATATTGATATAAATGCAGCTGAATTTCCCTCAAATATTATCTCTTTTACTTCGAGATTTAACACAGATGCAATACTTTCTATTGATTCTTTAGTAAATACGTGAACATGCTCAGAGTTAAGTATAATTGTCCTATCTAATGATTCATTTGGAAGTGCCAGTATTAATTGACCACCTTTTTTAAGAACTTTTATCCATTTCTTTAAAGTCCCTATTGTATCTAAGCAATGTTCTAGGATATGTCTAGCAATCACCGTATCGAAACTTTCATCATCAAATGGTAAATCTTTTGTTACATCAGCGGTAATATCAGCAACAGAATTTTTTTGAATTAGCGGTATATACACTCCATTTGGAAATATATCTACACCAATAGCTTTATCAGTTGTTTTGTTTCCACCACAACCTAAATCAAGTATTTTATCACCTGTAATTTTCTCTCTAATAATGTTACCTTCTTCATCTGCTGTATAGTCAACTTTTTCTTCCTTCGAGAAAATATTGCCATGTAGTGTTTCAAACCAAGTTTTAAGTCCATGCTTCTGAATCAATGCTATATTAGTTTTATCTGACATTTCAATAGAGTTCCAACCTCCTGGTTTGTTTTGATCTCCAAATAATCTAGTTCCTGTCTGAAATCCGTGATGATAGATAAACAAGTCATTTATTACAACTAGCTTATATCCACCTTTAGTTAGTCTAATAGATAAATCTATATCATCTCCACCAGGTAGTGTATCATCAACTCCACCAACCTTGTCTAATGCTTCTCTGCGAACAGCTATACAAAATCCTATTAAATAACTAACGTAGAAAGTTCTCATCCAGTTATCAAACCAGATATTCTGTGAACCAGCTACTACATTGCTTTTTGGTCCAATCGCTCCAACATCATCATAACGTTCAAAATGATTAACAAAGTTTTTAACCCAGAACAGTGATGATCTAGGAACATATATATCATCATTAGCAAAGATGACATATTTTGATTTGGAGTGTTTTAACCCCTCTATTAAACCACCCTCCCAACCAAGATTTTTCCCAGTTTCTATAACTTTTATTGTATCTGGAATATTGGTGGTAATTTCAATTGGTGTATCACCATTATTTACAACAATTATCCTTATTGGATGTCCTCCATACGAACGTAGCATTGAAGATACACATTGCTCCAACTGCTCAGGATTATTGTACGTTGGTATGATAATATCAACTACATCAGTCATATTTTTCTCCATTGAATCTTACAGAACTACCATAAATCTCTCGAAGTTCCTTGTTATTGGTTTCCTCTTCGTAGACTTCTTCAGTAACATTTTTTGGTGGACCTAAATGTCCAAGTTTAGTAGCGGTGTCCATATAAACCTTAAATCCTGCTTTTCCTGCGTCAAAACAGAACTGAATATCCTCACCTGCTCCTGTGGCGGCTACAAACCAAGGAGATGACATTTTCTTTAATACCTCAACATTAATTAGTACAGCACCAAAACCAACAGCGTCACACTCAACCAAGGTATCTTTAGGATAGGTCAAGACTGCTTTGGATATATAATATGATTTCTTTTCAACCTCATCATAACCTTGTGTTAAAGCGTAGATTACAGGCTTATGAGGAGGAAAACGAGTGAAAGCCAATGCCCCTACTATGTCTTTTTGATGTTTATAAAGTCTTTCAAATAAATCTGTTGGGCAAATCATATCATCATCTATGAAGAATAAATAATCCATACCTTCATCAACGGCCATCTTAGCAATTCTATCTCTGGCTATCGGTGTAAGAACATTTCCTACGGTAGCTTGGTAAAACTCGAACTCTGTATTATCTGGTATATCAAACTTTACTCCAGCGTATTCTTTTTTGTTAAAGTGCGATAATGTTTGCAGAATTCCCAAATGATACATCATCAAAAGGCGGTTGTCATAGGCATCTACGAGAGTATGACCCTCGTTAGGAATGCCAATCATCACCTTGACAATCTTTTTCATCTAATCCTCCCGATTTTAATTAGGAACCACTCCCATAAGTTACACCTATTTGTCGGTTTCAACTTGTGTCCGCCACATACTCCACGATGTATCATATCGTCTCCTAGAAGCTGTCCACAAGTATCACATCGAAAAAATTCCTTTTGTTTCATCTCATTTCCTTTAGTTTTAGCAGAAACCCCTAGTAAGGGGTTCTGTGCCGAAACTAAAGAGCTCGGACGAATGCTTTACAATAATTCAAACCACCAGAAATATTCGTAGTAGTTAGACATTGTACATATTTATAACCCATTGTTGAAAGAGCCTGAGCTGTCTGAGTTGAGGTAAACGAACCAGCAGCAGCACCAGCTTTCAAGAATGAATTAGCGATACCTGTAACACCGACTGTCTTATCAGCTTCAGCTGAAAGAAGAACGGAGTTAACGATACCCCATGCTTGTACTCGACCATATCCGTTATCAGCAATATCTTCCACCGCAATACCAGCAAACTGAACCATTGCATCATCAGTAGAAGTTACTGCTTGGATACCATCGGTTGAAACTACCTCAGCGGCAGCTCCACCAACGAATCTAGCACCAAGACCAGTGGTGATGGTGGCACCAGAAACATTTTTGATAACTATATAGACTTTCTCAGCATCAGTGCGATTAACACGTTGTATCTGCATTGAAACCTTTCTGTCAGCTCCTAATCTCTAGGAGTCGAGACAATTTATTTATAAACCGAACGCAATCCAATTTCCATCCACACCATTATCCGTAACTAGGGTAACTGTACCACCAGAAACAGAATATTTTGGTGCTGTTGAACCAACTTGTCCAGTAGGAACTGTTGAGAAACCATATACAACATCCAAACCTGTTTCTATATCTCCACCTGCATCGGTTTCACCCTGTGCATATGTTCCCCAGACTACTCTGTGATTCCCATAGACTGTTCTACCTGAAACTGTATCTACAAACGCCATACTATCTCCTTTCTTATGCGGCTGAGATAGTTAATACTCCATGCTTCTGACAGTTGCTAGCAACCAACTCACCCATCCAGATGAGCTTAGCTACTTTCGCATCCTGGTTCTCTGGCTCTTGGAACTCACCGAACTTCATATCAGCTTCTTTGTGAACTTTGAGTTTAAGATAATTTGTATTCAAGAAATACATCTTACCAGCTGTACAATAATAATCCCAAGATAGTGGAACGCCTTTGAAAAGAAGATTTTGGAATCCACCATCAGCCATCTTTGAATCCTGGAAACGCTCTTGTGGCTGAAGGACTTTCTCGTATCTCTCAAAATTGGTTTGGTCAGTCATGATAATATCTGGATGATCTGTCTGATCCTGAACGGTACAATCATTAAAGATATTTCTCATTTCATCTAAACCATTGGCAGCAAACGAAGCTGCGGTACCAGACTGTGACTGCCACCAGGCGTAAGAATTTTTGGAAATTCCACCAACTGTACCAGAAGCAGCAACGATTGTTGCGATAGAATGCATTTCAGAACCAGAATCAGAAGCTGAAGCATAATACAAACCTTCAGCTAATTTCTTTTTCATTGACTGTTCTGCTTGCTTGACTTTTCCTTTTAATAGATTGACTATTTGGCTTGAACCTGAATTCTGTCTGGCTTCCTTACCAGAAATGGTAATAGTACCACCCAACTGTTTCCAGTTGTATTTGGCAGCAGTAATACCAGCCTGAGGAGTCGTATCTATAATACCGTAACCTGAATACCAATCAAAGGTAGAGTTTACGTCATACATCAACGGCTCAACCAAGGACTCACCACCGTCAACCATCTCTTTGTTTCCTTTTTGCATCAATTTTGACAAAAGAGCTGTTGACTTAAATACGTTGTCTGAAAGTTTTGGTGAATACTTGGCAAGGGTTGTCGCCAGTACTTCATCAGGAATACTGAATGTTAACGACATGTTTTTCCTTTATTTAATAACCTAATTCTTTGCTAGCTTGCGAAAATGCTTCATCAAATGTTTCAGCTGCTTTCCCACCAACCACATTAGATGTGCCAGTTTTCTGAGGAAATCCTGATTGACTCTTTCTGTCGAATTTGCTTCTTTCTTCAGCTGCTCCAATTTCTTTTGCTTTTGGATATAGGACAGTAGCAACAATATTTCTCAAAGGTACGCTTTTGTATTGTTCCGAAAGTGACATGATTTCATCTTTGTTTGCTTCAATAATCTCATAACCAAATTCCTCGATGACCTCTCTGACTTCCGTTTTAGCATCCTGTTCCATAATCTTAGCTGGCAAATCACCCATTGTCTCCCTAGCGATATTAGACATCATTTTCTTTAACGCTGAGCCCTGAGGTGTTTCCATATACTCGAGTAGAGTTTTCTCTTCTTCAGAAAGATTTGGATTACCAGATAACTTTTGCATGTACTCAGATTCAACTTCTTTTTTAATTTCATCTTTGAGTTTTGTTTTTAACTCATCTTCTAATGATTGACGAGATTTAGTAAAACTTGCTTGAAGTTTTTTCGCTGCTTTTTGTAGATTCTTTGGAACTGTTTTCAGGTCCATAAAATCTACATCATCTTCACCTTCATTTTCACCTTCATCTACATCCATCTTTTGAGGTTCTTCTGCCTCCTTAGTTGGTTCCGTTTTTGTTGTCCCAGCATCTCCTAATGGACTTTGGCTTACGGGTTCAACATCGGATTTCAAAGGTTCTGCATCAGACATAATTCTCCTTATACGCTACCTCCTATTGGGGTAGGTTTATTATTAATACCTTCTTTAATTGACCTTAATTCTGACAATAACGCATCACTTCGTGAATCATCTCTTCGCGGTTCTCTTCGTGGTATGTATCGCTTCCTAGCATCAACTAATTCTTTTTCAAGTTGTAAATTAATTACTATTTGCATTATATCTCCGTTTGTGGTTGAGCACCAGGGACCTGTATGGATTTATCGTTTCCTGGAGGTGTTGAATATCCCTGTGGTGTTCGATTAATCAAATCGGCTTCCATAATGTTTTTAGCTAACATAGAGTTCTCAAGCGATTCTGGTGTTGTAGTAAATAACTCGAACTCTTTCTTATCAAATGCTTCTAATAACCATTTCCTTAATGTACTCTTACCTTCAATCGGAAGCATCGGGTCTTTAATCATCTCTCTAAACAGAAGTAAAGTATCTTGCCG